CCGACCGCGCAGCCGTGGGGCGTGCAGCAGCAGCAGCCCTCGCCGCGCGGTTCGCGTCCCCGAAGTGGACCCCGCTGCCCCACCAGGTCCCGCCCCCGGGGGACTGGTACGGGTGGCTGCTGCTGGCTGGGCGCGGCGCCGGCAAGACGGACGCCTGCGCGTCGTATATGACCGAGCACGTGAACGGTCCCGCCTGCCTGCCCGGCCCGGTCCCGCACTGGATGGGCATCATCGGGCCGACCCAGGGCGACGCGGTCACGTCCTGTGTCAACGGTCCGTCCGGGCTCAAGGCGCACGATCCCGGGGCCCGGCTGGTGACCACGGCCGGGGGCACCGTGGTCCGCTGGGCCAACGGAAGTGAAGCCAAGATCTTTGGTGCGCACACCCCGGAGGAAGCGGAGCGGCTGCGCGCCGGCTCGAACCGGTGCCTGATCTGGGCGGAGGAATTGGCCGCGTGGCGCCATCTGGACGACTGCTGGGACCACATGCGGTTCGGTCTGCGCGCCGGTCCCCGGCCGCACTGGGTGGGTTCCACGACCCCTAAGCCTAAGCCGCTGATCAAGAAGCTGGCAGCCGGCGAGATCCGGAACGTGGAACTGACCACAGGCATCACGACGTACGACAACCCCCACCTTCCGCAGCACATCCGGGACGCGCTGGAGGAGACGTACGCGGGAACCCAGCTCGGGTCCCAGGAGCTGCTGGGCAAGATCATGGAAGAGGACGAGAACGCCCTATGGACCCGGTCCATGATCGAGGCCGCGCGCATCCTGCCGGACGCGGTGCCGGACCTGGTGAAGATCACCGTTGGGGTGGACCCCTCGGGCGGGGCCGGCGAACAGGGCATCGTAGTGGCCGGCAAGTCAGGTCTCGTACTGCCCGGCAACGGGGGACGGCCCCAGGCGCACGGGTACGTACTGGACGACCGTACGTGCCACCTGTCCCCGGACGGCTGGGGCCGTCGCGCGGTCCAGGCCGCGATCGACTGGGAAGCCGATGAGATCGTGGCCGAGACGAACTACGGCGGGGCCATGTGCGTGGCTACGCTGCGCACCGCAGCCGACGCGCTCGGGGTCAGCATTCCGATCAAGACCGTTACGGCCACGCGGGGCAAGGCGGTCCGTGCGCAGCCCGTCAGCGCGCTGACCGCGCAGGGGCGCTGGCACCACGCGGGGACGTTCGAAGCTCTTGAGGACCAGCTCTGCACCTGGCACCCGGAGATCGGCTGGTCCCCGGACCGGCTCGACGCGATGGTCTGGACCACGTGGCAGATGAAGCTCGCGCACACCACCGGATCCGGCCAGGGTTCGTCCGGGGCGCAGGCCGCGCAGCAGAACATCGGCGGGGTACGGGTTCGTTAAACCGGTACGCTCACGTGCATGAACGACAGAAAGAGACGCACGTGAGCGACGCCAGGTACACCCTGCTCCTGTCCCTGTGGCGGACCTTCATCCCGTACCTGGTCGGCTTCATCTGCGCGGCTGCCGCGCGGTGGGGGTTGCACCTGGACGAACAGTCGGTGGAAGCGGGGCTGGTGCTGTTCTTCGGCACCGTCTACTACGCCGCGTCCCGCTGGCTGGAGCAGAACAAGGGCAAGCGCTGGGGCTGGCTGCTCGGATACGCCAAGCAGCCGCTGTACCGCAGGGGGCGTCACCGCGCCCCGGTCCCCATGCGGGAGCTGACCGAACGAAGTGAGACGACGGAGGACGCATGAACAACCCCTGGTTCCTGCTGGCGGTCATGTCGCTGGCCACCTTCATCCTGACCAAGCTGGTCGTGGACCTGGACTTCCCGCCCGTGCTGTGGCTCCGTGACCGGGTCGTGGGCGGGTGGCGACCGCTGACTCTGGCGGAGACGAACGAGCTGCGGGGAGCGCTGCTCACCCCGGGCGCGAAGGTGGCCTGGGACTGGACGGACACAGGCGGGGAGCGGCAGCGGTGGAACGATCGGACCCCGTGGGTCCCGCTGTTCTTCTCCGAGCTGATGAGCTGCCCGTGGTGCACCAGCGGCTGGCTGTCGGCCGGTGTGACGGGCGGGACGTGGCTCATTGCCGGACTGCCCGTGCCGGTCCTGATGTGGCTCGGTTCGTGGGCGCTCGGGGCCTTGATGGCTCAGCACGATTATGCTTAACTAGGGTGGCTGAAACCCCCTGAGAGACCCCCGGAGATCCCCAAGTCCCGGGGGTCTCGGGCTGTCCGCCTCCGCTTCGCTGGCTACAGTGAGACCGTCGCAGCGATTCGGGAGGCGCCTCATGCCGTGGTGGACGTTCGGTCTGGGACGTACCCCCCAGCTCCCGCGTGCGGAGATCACAGCCGCGTACCAGCGGGCGCACGCCCCGCAGGCGCTGACATCGGCCGCGGTGGAGGTGGACGCCCCGCGCTCCGATCTGCTGCGTACCACCGAGACGTGGCAGCAGGAGGTCTGGCGGTACTACGACACCCTGGGCGAGTTCAACTACGCGGTGTCCTGGCTGTCCGCGATGCTGTCCCGCGTCCGCCTGTACGCGGCCGAGCTGGTGCCCGGCCAGGACGAACCGGTGCGGCTGGACGACAACCACCCGGCCGTGGACGTGATGAACAAGCTCGCCGGCGGAGTGGCCGGGCAGACCGCCCTCATGGCCAGCCTGGCGGTGCAGCTCGCGGTGCCGGGTGAGGGGTACCTGGTCGGGGAGACCCGGCAGGGCGCGGAGCGCTGGTCGGTGCGGTCGGTGGACGAAGTCCAGGCCCGGCACAAGCAGTGGCAGGTCAAGGACGAGAACGCGCCCAACTCCGACCAGTGGCGCGACGTGGTCGGGGGCCACGTGTTCCGGGTGTGGCGCCCGCACAAGCGCTGGTACCACCTGGCGGACTCCAGCTCCCGTTCCGCGCGGGCGACGATGCGGGAACTGGAGCTGGTCAACCGGCACATCCTGGCGCAGTACCTGAGCCGCCTGGCCTCCGCCGGTATCTGGTTCCTGCCCAACGAGGTGGACTTCCCCGTACGGGAGGAGTTCGCCGACATGCCTAACCCGATCATGGCGGAGATCGTGGAGTTGGCGCGGCTGGCGATCGCGGAGCCGGGCACGGCGTCCGCTGTGATCCCGCTGCTGATGCAGATGCCGGGTGAGTGGATCAAGACGGTCGCGGATTCGCACTTGGACTTCACGCTCAAGATCGACGAGAAGATCATTGAGAAGCGGGACAGTGCGATCAAGCGGCTGGCCACCCAGGTGAACATCCCGGCCGAAGTGCTGCTCGGCATGGGTGACGTGAACCACTGGGGTGCCTGGCAGATCGAAGAGGGCGCGCTGAAGACGACGATCGCCCCGGACGCCGAACTCATCGCGAACGCGGTCACCACGGCCTACCTCCAGCCCCGCCTGGCAGCGGGCGGGGAGCAGGACACGGGCCGGTTCGTGGTCTGGTACGACATGTCCGAGCTGACCATGCGCCCGGACCGCAGCGACGACGCGGTGCTGCTGTACGACCGGCAGGAACTGTCCGGCGACGCACTGCGCCGGGAGACCGGGTTCGACGAAGCGGACAAGCCGACCGGTGCGGACCTGCTGGACCAGGCACTGAAGCTGGTCCTGCGTACGCTCCCGGACGCGGCCCTGACCGCGCTGCGGGAACTGACCGGGGCAACGCTGGAGACTCCTTCCGTGGCCGCGTCCCCGGCGCCGGAGCCAGCACCGGAAGCCGCACCGGTTCCCGTGCCCGTTACCGGACCGCCCAACGGGAACGAAGCGGCCCCGGTGCCCGACGTGGGGCTGGCTGCGCAAGCTCGCGCAGAGCGGCTCATCCGGCAGGCTCGTGCTGTGCACGCGGTCCGGTTCGGGATGGCCGGGTGGGAGCTGCTGCACCCGGCCGCGTGCGACCAGCACACGTACTCCTGCCCGTTCACCCAGGGCGCGCTGTCCCTGAAGTCCATGGCCTACCCCGGGACGCCGGGGCTGTACGAATGCACCCTGGACGCGTTCGGCCGGTTCCGGGTCGGTGACCGGGCTCCGCACAAGGATGTGTCCGGTCACAGGATCACCCGGAGCGTGACCCTGTGACGCCGCTCCCGTTCCACCTCCGGGGCCGGCACGTGCAGCACGCGCACGGCCACCGCACGGTGGGGCTGGCGGACGGGGAGCACCTGGGCTGCGGGGTGATCGCGCTCATGCCGACCGAGGCGGACGCCAAGCGGCTCAAGTTGGCCGGGGGCGAGACCGCTGCTGATCTGCACGTGACGTTGTTCTTCCTGGGCTGTGACATGGCCGCGTTCGCCCAGGACGCCCGGGTAGCGGTGACTAACCGGGTCATGGACGCGATGACCGAGGCTGGGCCGACCACGGTGACCGGGAACGTCTTCGGCGTCAGCCACTGGAACGGCAACGGTGAAGACCCGTGCTGGGTGCTGACGGTCGGGGATGTTCCGTCAGAGACCCGGGGCGAGACCGGATCGAAGCTGGAGACGGTACGGGAACTGATCGGATCGGCTCTGGACCTGAGCCAGTTCCCGGAACCACACAGTCCGTTTGCGCCCCATATCCGTATGGCGTACACCTCGGACCTGTCCCTGGCCAAGGAACTCCAGAAGAGGCTGGGCCCGGTGGAGTTCGACCGGGTACGGGTCGCCTTCGGCGGGGACTACACGGACATCCCGCTGTCCGGTGCGCTGACCGCTGCCACAGCCCCGCTGCGCCGGAACCTCACCTCCACCGAGCTGGCCGCGCACACCGACTTCGAGCGGATGCAGTCCACCTGGGAAGCGGCCGTGGACGCGGTGCTGAAGGATCTGGAGCCGGTGTTCAAGGCCCAGCAGGCGGACATCGTGGGGCAGGTGTCCGTCGCCGCGAAGGCGGACGACCTGAGCGCCCTGGACTCCGTCACGGTGGACGAACAGGCCGCGTACGAGGTGCTGGCCCCGGCGCTGCTCAAGGCAGCGCAGCAGGCAGCGGAGGCGCAGCAGAAGGAAGCCGAGGCGCAGGGGGTCACGGTCCCGGACTGGTCCCTGACCTCCGACACGGTCACCGCTGCAGCGGGCCGGGACCTGCTGGACCAGGTGGCCCGGGTCACCGCCCGGCTCATGGCCACGTCCCTGGTCCAGAGCGCCGTGCGCACGGCGCTGCGCCTGTTCGGCCACGGCAACGCGCCGGGCGCGGTGACGGCCGGGGTCCAGCAGCATCTGGACGACCTGACCGACGCCCAGCCCCGCGAATCCGTGGGCGGGGCCGTGACCCAGGCCCAGGCCGAAGGCAGGCGCACCGTTCTCGCGGTCGCTCCAACAGGCCGGTACTTCGCCAGCGAGGTGCTGGACCGGAACTCCTGCAAGCCGTGCCGGGACATCGACGGCACGGAGTACGCGAGCCTGGCGACCGCCTTCGCCGCGTACCCGTCCGGCGGGTACAGGCGGTGCCTGGGCGGATCGCGGTGCCGGGGGACGATCGTTACCGTGTGGAACCAGCCGGCTGGTGCGACCGCTTCGGCAGCCGTGGACAAGGGAGTGAGCATGGCCTACGAAGTGACCCAGGACCGGCCCGAGTGCTCGGGGGACACCCCGGTCGCGGTCGTCAACACCATGGATGACAGCCTGTGCGGCTGCTACGCCACGCCCGAGGAAGCGGCGCAGGCGGTGGACCAGATGGACAGCGGCGACATGCCTCCGGAGTCCATGGACTACGCGGCGCAGAACGTCTACGGGGCGGAACTGGGACCCGCTGCGGAGGACGGATCCACCGCTCCCTGGACCGGGCCGCTGGCGGTGGAGGGGATCGTCACTGGGGACGGCCGGGAGTTCGCCCCGGACGCGCTCACGTGGGCGGACCTGCCGGTCCCGCTGCGCTGGAACAAGGAGGACAGCCACGGGGGTGAGCCGCACACCGTGGCGGTGAACGTGGGCCGGATCGACAAGATCTGGCGCGACGGGTCCAAGATCATGGGTTCCGGGGTGCTGAACCTGGCGGTGCCGGACGGGCAGACCGCGTACGACCTGATCAAGGGCAAGTTCCTGCGGGGCGTCTCCATCGACGCGGACTCCATCACCGATGCGGACGTGGAACTGGTCTGGCCCGAGAGCGACGGGGCCGTGATGGAGGACGATCCGCTGGCCGCGCTGTTCGGAGGTCCTCCGCCCGAGAAGATGATCTTCCATGCGGGGCGGATCCGGGCTGCCACGCTGGTGGACATCCCCGCATTCGCCGAGGCGTACGTGGCGCTCACCGACGACAACGGCGCCGTGGTGGCCGGGGGCGAGCCGTACACGTTCGCGGCCGTGGCGGTCCACCACACGGCAACTTCCGATGCGTCCTGGGACGCCGGGATGAACGAGAAGAGGCTTCCCTCCCCGCTCACGCTGGCTCAGGCGCGCGCCGCGTACGCGTGGACCGACGACAGCGCGGTGGACGCGGGCAAGATCCCGAAGACCGGGTGCAAGTTCATCCACCACGAGGTCAACGCGGACGGCTCCGCCGGCCCGGCCAACCTGGCAGCCTGCTCCGCCACGATCGCGGTCCTGCACGGCGGGCGCGGGGGCACCAC